AAACGCTCTGTCGTCAAGGTACCCACGGTTAATGCGTTATTGACTTTGGTCTGCCAACCCTCCTGTGCGATCAAATCTTTCAATTGTTGTGCAGAGGCACCTACCATACCGCCGGTAAGTTCTTCAGCAGCACGAACGGCAGCAGCTTGACGGTCTCGAGCAGCTATCATCTTGGAGATGGCAGGATCATTCCACCCCATCCTCTCCATAAGTCGCTGCCCGAATGTCGTGTCGCTACCTCCTGGACCGGGTAACCCTAAACTTCCAAGAAGTGACAATGCGGTTTGAAGCAAGGTTCCTTCCTTGGCTGCTTTTTCAAACGACTCTGCAGTTGTCTTCATCACTGGGATGAGACTGAGAGTAACCTTGGTTACCAACGCGTCTGAACTTGCGACCAAACGTTTCCACGTTTGATCAAGCTCAACCGCCTGGGTCACTGCCTCTTTGGTAGGTACTCCACCCAACCTCTCAAGCTCATCACCCAAGGCTCTGATACCTGCAGGTCCCTTGAGCAAAAATGGCAAGATCTTGAGGCCCGACTCACCAAACAACTGGATAGCTAACTGAGACTGTTGGATCCCTTTCGGTAACCTTTGAAATGCAGCCGCAACATCTGTGAGAATGTCGGGAAGAGCTCTCAATTGACCCGTTACCAGGTCCTTGGTCCTTATGCCCAGGTTCGCCAGCGCGACGGTCGTCTCATTGAAGCGACCTGCCTGCAGGCCGATCGCTAGCTTGCTGAATGCTTGTTGAAGTTGCTCGAATTCAACACCTACCGAGTTGGCAACGAACTTCAACTTTGCCATCTCTTGGGCAGTTACACCAAGGGACTTCGACTGACGTTCAAGATCAACAAGAGATTGAACAGAGCGAGTGATCGCACCTACAACACCTTGCACGCCAAGGCTGATGCCAAAAACCGCAGCCATCTTGATGGCAGCAGATTGAACATCCCTGAATGATGAACTCACACTGGAGCTCATCGCCTGAGACTTCTTGCTCAGCTTATCGAGGTTCTCATTAGACTCGGCAACACCCTTCTTCAGATCGACGATGTCGGTGCCGATCTTGATGATCAGTTGCTCTAGGACCGTATCGACCATCTAATGTACCCACTCCGGCGGCGGTCCATACTCGTCTTCATAGATGGCCTCGACCTCAGCCTCGGTCATCTTCCCAAACATGCGTCGTGGCCTCTTCGACTCGATCAGCCACCACAACTCTGTCGGGTGCATCGTCCAAAATTCAGTACGTGTAATCCAGCCTGCCCCGACCGAGGCCTCATACATCGTCCTTACCCACTTCCTCCTTCGGTCGCGGGCGCGGATAAAGGGACCCCTGCAGCCTCCTCCTGAGGCTGAACTCTCATGTCCGGTGGCGTCATCATCTTCTGCAGCATCTGGATCGCAGTGATCGCACGGGCCACCGTATCCTTACTATCCTCCGGTTCACCTTCACGTTTGAACATCGCCGAGTAAACCTCGAGATCCTGAACGTTGGCACCTGCGTATCGCAGTAACGCCGCATACCCAAGCGAGATCTTACCCAGGGGTGGGCTCGATCTCATGCTAGCAGTGATCAACTCGAAGAGCGTTATGTGATCCTCGACCCGCGAGATCGCTCCCATGATAGCGCTAGGAGGGATCACGTACTCTTTACCTTGCCAGGTGAGCTCGATCGGATCCCACGGCAACTTACTGCCATTTCCCTTAGCCATAACACCCTTCTACGTTAGGACCCGAGATAGTCGAACGTGACCGGGCCCGAGTTCTGGAACTGCGCTTCGAAGGTCACCGCATCGTTGTACGGACCCGTGTCGGTATAGTTCACCAGCACCGCCGTCATGGCGACACGATGACCCGTTGGATAGTCGATGATCAGCTCGCCGGTCCGGTCACGGCTGACCCAATCCTCCTTGAGGTCGGTCGACTTCGTGACACCACCACAGTTAAAGTCGACGTTGTCCTGGGCAGCGCCGTTCTCGTCGGCAAGCTTGCGCCACCCATCGTCGTCGTCTGACGTGAGGTCAACAGGCTCACCTGCAAACGACAGTGACCGTTCACGAACGCCGGGAATGCGTGCGCCCTTCCACGTGACCTCGATCTTGCGACCTTTGAAGCCTTCCCCATCTGGAATGAAAACCATAGCTTACTCCTCGCGTTGCTCTTCTGCCTCGTAGGTAGCGATCAGCACGTGCCGATCGTTATCATCCCGCCCAATGTTTGCAATGTTGCCGATCATCTTCACACCGATGAAACGTGAGTTGTCGGTGATCAGTGGCGCGGGAATGATCAGCAAGTCTCGGATCTCTTCTTGCTTGGCATATGCTGCCAGGTAGCCAGCTGCCTTGGTGCTCCTGACACGCACCTGTACGATTGCTTTCTGAATATCGAGTTCATCAGTGTCGGGATCTCCACCACCGTCATCATATAGCGTCACTGTTGTGTCGGGCGCTGCCGGCTCGGTCGTGACATTGACCGACCAACCCGACGACGCACCACGGGTACCCACGCCATTAGCGATGAGATAGGTCGCGAGCTCTTCAGCTGGGCTGCTCATCCCTTTGCCTTTGCAAACTTTTTGACCAGGTCGATCACTTCACGAACGCTCTCATTGTAAGCCTTCTCGAGGAACTTTGCCTCGCCTGGGTTCCAGTAGGTGCCTAAGCCTGAGCGTCTTCTTTTACCGCGCAGCTTCATCGCGGTCTTCTCGTGAACAAACTTAGCATAGCCAGCGGTGTACCCAACCTCGACCAAGCTCGAGTCGTTCTGCGCGCGACGAGTAAACGCACTCGCCCGAAGGAAGCCATGCTCGACCGGCGTGCGCTTCATGGCACGACGTTGGATCAACAACCCACCGGCCAGCAAGCCCTTGATGGCACCTTGCTCGACGTTCGTGACCGTCGAGTTGAGTTGCCTAAGCAACTTGACCATCCCTTTGATCTCTGACTTGGCCATTAGATGAATGCCTTATAGAGAACACGTACCGCATCGAGACTGGGCGATTGACCCACCTGTCGGATCTCCTCAGCGTCGACCAAAGACCGTGGATCTGGTGTCGCCGTCTGATCTCCCAGGGCTAGGTAGCCTCGCACTTCAAGTTCCTGGTTCGGGTACACGATCGAGCTGCTCGTTACCTCACGTCCATGGGTATCACGGAAGAGCTGAGCGACATTCTGCCACCGACACAGGATCGTGATCGGTGAGTCGAACGTCATACCGCCGAACCCGTCATTCGCCAGCGGCGCCCAATAGGTCGCCACCTGCTTCATGTTTCGGGTCTCAGGTGTCATCCCTTGCCCTTCTTAGGTGTCTCACGTCTCTTCAACTCCACGTCGATCACAGCGACACCAATCAAACATGCTACCGTGGCGAGTCGATCGATGGCAGGTCGATCTGTCGACTCAAGCAATCCCTTGATTGCCTTCAGCAGCTCGGTCGGTGTGTCATCTAAATCGGTTGGCACCCAACACCTCCACAAGTGTCTTGCGAAGACCGAGCGTCGTGAGACAACCGTTGGGGTCCAACCCAATTGCCTGTAGCCCATAGGTCGTCGACGCGAGTCCAAAGCTCTGCAGCTGCGGCTTGGCATAGCTGAAAGAAGCGTCACCGAGCGACTCCCCAGTAAGTACACCGGTACCTCCTGAGGTTGCTGTTGAGGTCGATGCGATCAGATGGGCCGTGACCCACTTGATGATCGTTGCCTGCAGATCACATGCAAGAGTGGTGATGCATCTGTTGACCAACAATGCAGCGTCATCGATCATCGCTTGCACCTGCGCGTCGGACATTCCGGTCGTGATGATGACCCTGACGTCCTCGACGGTTGGTTCACAAATTGCACTCACGTTACTCTCCTGTTATTGTGGGGTCCCGACGCGTGCCCTTGTCGGAACCCCACTCCCCCTAACCAGCTTGATTGAGCAGGTCGAGGATGTCCAGTCTCTTTGTGGGAAGCTCGGTGGTGAAGATTTGTGCCTCGAACACCCGCTTGCGCCACAGCTTCAGTAGTGAGTTCTTCTTGATGAGCTGACCTTCCTCGATCAGCATCGAGA